TTCCTGATTACGATTGCCGGGTCCCGGAGATGGGCAAAAAGCTCCCGCCGTGCGACCTGATAGCCGTCATAATCAAACGTATAGCCCTCTTGAACAGGCTGTTCTTCCAGAAGATTTTTCTACAGACTGTGATTTCGAGGAGGACAAGCCATGGTAAATGAACCGTATCCCATTAGGAACGCCGATGGAAAGCTGTTTTGCTTATGCCAGAATACAGCGGCAGGTCCAGTCTTGATGACGAAGAACTGTAAGATGCCAATGGATGAATTTCTTAGTAAGGCTTACGGAAAGCAAGAAGAGAAATCTTTAGACAGAGGCAAACACGCAGATAAGAGAAAACACGCATAGACAGACACCTAGACTTCCCTGCGGTATGGCCGTAGCTGAATGCCCAGAGAAAACCACTGGCATTTTGTACGCAGGCGATGGGCCCTAATTATACCGAAAACCAGAGGAAGTCAGGATACATATATAAGGTTCGTCACGCATTTTGCGTGAATCAGCTTACGAGCATACCGGACGGCGTGGAACCCGTACCGAGGAAGGCCGGAGCAGATATACATACATTTTATCCTAGTTTTTGAATAGTTGTTCAAAGAACCAGTGGGATAAGTGTGCGTATGTCTGCTCCGGTCTTTTTTCGTTGAAGGAGGTGATTTTGTTGAGTGTAGCATGGCAATCAGACCCGAAACTTGTTGGTCAGCAAATCAAGAAGATTCGCAAACAGAAACACATGACGCAGGATGCTCTTGCTGAAGAACTTGGAGGAGGTTGCACCAACAAAACCATTTCCCGATATGAAACCGGAAAGGTCGAAATGGGAATACAGACGTTGTTTGATGTGGCGGAGGCTCTGGAGGTACCTGTTGATAAACTGGTGCCAGATCGGCTTCAAGTACATATGGAAGAGGAGGAAAAGTCAAGAAGAGAATTACTGGCAATTGTTGGAAGCCTAGGAACAGAAGATGTAGAAGCCTTGCTGATGGTGGCTAGAAGATTCGAAGTCCCTCAAAGGAAGGCCGTGTGAACCGTGCAGTGGCTGCTGCACGGTTTTGTTTTTGTGAAAGGGAAAGTCTACAGATATGTAGATTTTGGCAGAGCATAATCACCTTTTGGGGAAATGAAAAAGGCCGCTAAATCATCTATAATTGAGTCAGTTCAAGGGACAAGCCCCAAGAACAAAAAATAATATCGTAAGCCCGATTCTAGAGAAGGCGAAGGATACCATAACGGAGTTTTACCAGCCGGCAGACGCTGTCTGCTGCGGTAGAACGACCGGTCTATGGGTGTACCTCCCATCTCTGGAATCGGGCTTTCTGCGTTTTGCAGGCAGTCACAGCTCAGAATGTGAGCCCTGCTCCGCTTCCGTCATCGGTATCCTTCTCCCTCCCAGAGTCCGGGGGAAAAGGACAAAAAGATGACTAACATGATGATGAACGGGGTAGTTGCAATCAATGGTGGCGTAGGCGTGATGGAAATCCGCCAGCCGTTACCGCAGACAGTGGAGAGCGTGGCGCAGCCAGTCGAGAATCTGACTGTCAACGCACATATCTCTCTGCGTGAGCTGAAGAACACGGTTGCTGCGGTTATCGAAAAGAAGCTGCCGAAGTACGCACAGCTTATGGAGATGCATCCTGTGATTGCGGCTAGAACTGTGGTGGGTGGTGCAACGCTCACAGCCTATGAGAATGGTTACGCCGTCTATGAAGAGGATGGCGCACACACGGTCATGGCCATCGACCGCTGCGGCGACTACCGCTACGATTTCAATGACGGTACATACGAGGTCGTTCCGGCGGAAGTGTTCGAGGATGCCGAGTGGTCAGTGCGTCTGGTCATGGAAGGCGAACGCCGGATGGAGAGCAACCGCAGCAAGACGGTTGCCATCAATGAGGCCGCCAGTTTGGATTGCGATGGCTCTGACTGGTCGGATGCCGTTATGGTGGACTTCATGGATGAAGAAAATGCCGAAATGTTGGCAGAAGAGGAACTGCGCAAGCTGTATGCCGCTATGGGTAAGCTCACGGATCGTCAGCAGGAAATCATCCAGCTCTACTTCTATAAAGGGCTGAACCAGTATGAAATCGCAGAAGAATTGGGGATTGTAAGACCCGTGGTCAGCAAAATTATGGCTGCCGCAATTAAAAGGCTCAAGAAAAGTTTTTGAAAATAGGGTACCTTTTCCCGAATTTCAGTAAGCATTATGAGAGGACTTCCTCTCACGAATACATCCAAGGAGGTTACACCCCATGCGAAGCTGGCATCCTCCGAGGTCAAACGAGCGGTTCGGAAATCGGCAAAGACGGTCAAGGAGGAAATCGAGGCCGGCGCGCCATCCCGGACCGGTCGGTATAAGTCGAGCTGGGTGGCGACCAAGCAGGAGAAATCCAGTCAGAGCCTTCAGATGGTCGTCCATTCCAAAGACCGATACCAGCTGACGCATCTTTTGGAAAAGGGCCACGCCAAGCGCGGCGGTGGGCGTGTGGCGG